CCAATCTTCTTAAAGATACTGGTATCAAATCTATGATCATACGTAAATATTTGCCAGTAATGAATCAGCTGATTAATAAATATCTTCAATCACTAGATTTTTATGTCAACTTTACTTTAAATGAAGAGTTCAATGAAAGTATAAAATCTCGATATAGAGATGACTTTACATACCCATCATTTAGTGAAGGTGAGAAAATGAGAATTGATTTAGCATTAATGTTTACATGGAGAGCCATTGCTAAACTAAAGAACTCTGCTAGTACAAATTTATTAATATTAGATGAAGTATTTGATTCTTCTCTTGATGTGGCTGGTACAGAAGATTTCTTAAGGATTATACGTGGTGGTAATGAAGATACTAATATCTTTATTATTTCTCATAAGGGTGAATTATTACATGATAAATTTGATCGTGTTCTAAATTATGAAAAAGTTAAAAACTTTAGTAGGGTAACTCCATTATAATGATTGATACATCACCTAGTTCTATTAGAGTATTTGCTATAATAGTATTATCTATTATATGGTTATATCTTTTAGTAGAACAATTAGCTGTTGATTCAATAGAAAAGGATAAAAAAAGAAAATGATTGAAAAATTTAATGAATGGTATGAAGGTGTTTTTGATAATAGAGAACAAGCCTTTGGTCGTCCAGTACATTTCATTTATGTTAGAATTACACATGTGAAATTAGATAATGGATTTTTCTATGGAGAGCAACAGAATGTTTGGAAGACTTATCCATACAGACAATTTGTTTCAAGACCAACTCAAGATGGTGATAAGATAATTAATAAAACTTATAGAGTACAAGGTGATCTTCATATTGGCTTTCGTAATCTTGATATGATTAGTGAGGATACTATTGAGTATAGAGAAGGATGTGATAATATAATTAGCTTTGATGGTGAAGTGTTTAAGGGATCTATAGAAGGATGTAACTGTAAGGTAGAACGAAATGGTGTGATGACATATATTGATAATGGGTTTGAACTAGCTAAGGATTATTATAATGTGTATGATAAGGGTGTCAGTGTAGAAACTGGTAAACAAGCATGGGGATCAGAACACGGTTTTTATAGGTTGGGAAAGATCCATAAGAAATACTTATCAGAAAATCCTTGACACTGGGCTCTGTGGATGGTATTATAGCCATATAACAAAAGAGGAACATGCCTACCACTCAAGTTAAAAGCAATTTGGCGAAACTCCTCGCAACAGAAAATTTAACTGTCGAACACCGTAAAGTTTCTACGGCTTCATTCAATGTAGAGACTAGGGTTTTATATTTACCAATATGGGAAGAGATTACTAATAATGTATATGACCTATTAGTTGGTCATGAAGTTGGACATGCAATATACACTCCTAACTGGGATTTTCATAACACTGGCGTTCCACAATCATTTGTGAATGTTGTTGAGGATGCACGTATAGAACGTAAGATGAAAATCAAATATCCTGGCTTAGTAAAGTCTTTCTTTGCTGGATATAAAGAATTAAATGCTCGTGATTTCTTTGAGATAAATGAGATTGATCTTAATGAAATGAATTTCATAGATCGTATTAATTTATATTTTAAAATTGGTCTTCATGATGTTTCTACTTTAATACCTTTCCATAATGATGAAGAGCATAGACTTGTTAGAAAGGTTGGTCAGACAGAATCATTTGAAGATGTATTAAATGTATGTAAAGATATAGTAGAATATGTTGAGAGTAATAAAGAGAAAGAAGAAACTAATCTTGGTACTGAAATAGATCCATCTATATCTGGAGATCCTACAATGCAGGCTTCAGGTGAGGATAAGGAAGAAGATAAGAATGAAGATAAGACAGAATCAAAAAGTGAGATAGAAGATGAACGTCCTAATATAGGTCAGGATGATACTGATTATGAAGATCAGTTTGAAGATAATGGAGATGATGAATTTGAGTCAAAAACAGATGAAGCATGGGGTAGAAATCAACAACAACTTATTAGTAATGATGGTAAAGATCATGTTTATATAAGTCCTCCAACAGTTAACTGGGATGAGTATATTCAGAATGTAGATGAGTTTTCTAAAATAATGGAAAAGTCAATTACTATGATCAATGATGATATTAAAAATAGTAATCTTACATATATGAAAGAATGTCTAGAAGAATGGACTAGTAGTTTTACACAATTTAAAGTTGATAGTAAGAAAGCAGTTTCTTATTTAGTAAAAGAATTTGAAATGAAAAAGAAAGCTAGTGAGTATAGTAGAGAACAGATTAATAAGACAGGTGTTATTAATACAAATAAATTATTTTCATATAAGTGGACTGATGATATTTTCTTAAAGAAGACAGTTGTGCCAACTGGTAAGAATCATGGTTTAATTATGTACATTGATTGGTCTGGATCAATGCATAATAATATTGAAGGTGCTGTAAAACAATTAATTAATCTTATATCTTTCTGTAAGAAAGTTAGTATTCCATGTCAGGTATTTGCATTTACAGATACACGCCATTATGATGTATATGAAAAGTATGAAGTTAAACTTGATAATGAAATAGTAGTACCGAATAATTTTCAATTAGTTGAATTGTATAGTAGTAAGATTAAACATTCTGATTTTGATAGACACTTGTTTAGAATATGGGTTTTGATGAAGTCTTTAGTAAGACGCTCTCATTACTGTCCATATAGTTTAGGAAGTACACCACTTAATGAATCTATTCTTGCTGCACCATATATCTTTAGAAAGTTTAAATCAGCACATAAGGTAGATAAAGTTAATACTGTATTTCTTACAGATGGTGAATCAAACTATCCTGTTATTGGAAGAAGAAAAGATTTAGAAGATGAAGAAAGATCATATCTTAGTAGAAAATCTTTAGCATATAATTATTATGAATCTGTTATGTGCTTTAAAGATCCTAAAACTGGTTATTCTATGATAGATATTGGAAAAGGAACTAACTGGCAATCTAGAGGATATGCTATTACTACTGCTTTTCTTAAGTACTATAAATGGATTACTGGATCAAATGTTATAGGTTTCCGTCTATCTCAATCTACTGATATAAAACATATTATTCGTGCTACTAATAAGAACGATAATACTTATCGTAGAGAGTGGTCAAAGAATAAACATTTTATTATTGATTGTCTTGGTTATGATGAACTATATGTTTTGGAATCTTCCAGTGATTTTAATGGTGAGAAAGCTGTTATACAAGCTGAGAATGGTGCGACTAAGAGTAAAATCCGTAACCAATTTAAAAAATATATGAAAACTAAGATGTTTAATAAGATAATCTTATCTAAATTCGTGGCCCAAATCGCTTGACTTCTGGGCCCATCCATACTATAATAGCCACATAACCAAAAAGATTAATGACCATTTCCACTGACTTGATGATTTCCGATCTTAATAACAGATACGGATCCACTGTAACACGTAAGCAATTAACTGAGTACGCCAAGTCTATTGGAATTTCCCTATCGACAGCTTGTACTAGAATGAAGAATTACAAGACTGGTCGGGGTGTATATGAATTGACTGTTAAAGAAAAACTTGAAGAAAACTTTAAGACAATGACTGGTGGAACAGTTGAGAGTAATAACTTAGTTCCTGATAAAGATCAGTTCTTTGTTCCATTTGGAAACTTTAGAGATGTAAAGAAAGTTATTTCTTCACGCCATTTTTATCCAATCTTTATTACTGGACTATCTGGTAATGGTAAGACAATGGGAGTTGAGCAAGCTTGTGCTCAATTGAATCGTGAAATGATTAGAGTAAACATTACTATAGAAACTGATGAAGATGATCTTATTGGGGGTTTCCGTCTTGTTGACGGCAATACCGTCTGGCATAATGGCCCAGTCATTGAGGCTCTTGAGAGGGGAGCAGTACTCTTACTGGACGAAATCGACCTTGCATCTAATAAGATTCTCTGCTTGCAATCCATACTTGAAGGTAAAGGTGTGTTCCTCAAAAAAATTGGTAAGTGGGTAAGACCTGCTGCTGGTTTCACTGTAGTTGCTACTGCTAATACTAAGGGTAAAGGATCTGATGATGGTAGGTTCATTGGTACTAACGTACTTAATGAAGCATTCCTTGAGAGATTTGCTTTGACATTTGAACAGGAATATCCATCTACTACAATAGAAACTAAGATACTTAATAACTATTGTGCAGAATATGATTGCTGTAAGGATACTTTTACAAATGCATTAGTTACATGGGCTGAGATTATTAGAAAGACCTTTAATGAAGGTGGTGTGGATGAAGTGATTTCTACACGTAGATTAGTACATATAATTCGTGCTTATAGTATCTTTGGTGATGAACAGAAAGCAATCAATGTTTGCTTGAATAGATTTGATGATGATACTAAACAGTCATTTATAGATCTTTATGATAAGATTCTTGCTCCTGAAGAAGAAACTATTGATGATGCGTTTGACAAAGCCGAAGACATGGCATATAATGAAGGGTAATAATTCCCTTCATTATGAATAGAAAATACAATGAGGAGGAGTATCTAAAAGAGATCTCTGACTATATTGCAAATACATATCGAGGTCATTATTCTGTAGGAAATGTACAGACTCTTGACCTCATTGATTCTGTAGGTGACGCTGAAGCCTTTTGTAGAAGTAATGTTCTAAAGTATGCTTCACGTTATGACAGAAAAGGATCTGCACGTAAAGATATCATAAAGATTATTCATTATGGTATACTATTACTACACTTCAACGATAAACGTGAGAAGGCCGATTCTATTAACGCAGGTGCTCCATCTGCTTTCGCTGTTGATTATGACAAATGAAAATTTCCACTGAAACTCTAAACATTCTTAAAAACTTTTCTACTATCAATTCATCATTGGTAGTAAAACAGGGTAATACTATTCGTACTATTTCTCCTGCTAAAAATATACTTGCAAAGTTTGAATGTCCAGAGAGCTTTGACAATGACTTTGCAGTCTATGATTTAAATGAATTTCTTGGTGGATTATCACTCTTTAAGGATCCTGATTTTAATTTTAGTGATCCTTCTTATCTTTTGATTAATAGTGGTAAGTCTAAGGTCAAGTATTTCTTCTCTGATCCTAGTGTAATTACAGCTCCTCCAGAGAAAGATATTGTTCTTCCTACGGTTGATGTAGAGTTTACATTAACTGAAGAAGTATTATCTTCTTTGCTTCGTGCTGCTAGTGTATATCAATTACCAGATTTATCTTTAGTTGGTGATGGTACAGAGATGAATTTAGTTGTTCGTACTAAGAACAATGATACTTCAAATAATTTCTCTGTTAAGGTTGGTGATACAGATAGGAATTTTAGTTTTAACTTTAAGGTTGAGAATTTGAAGATTATGCCTGGCGTTTATAACGTACAAGTATCAACTGCAAATATATCTCAATTTGTACATGATAAGTGGAACTTGGCTTATTTGATTGCTTTAGAACCTGATTCTACATACGATTAATGACTTTACCTGATGCTCCTTATACCAATGGATCTCTTTCAGTAGTAGTTCCAATTGATCATATGGAGTTAATATTAAGGCAGATGTGGAAATCTCGTCAGACTGAACCTAAGATAGGTGAACTGTATGAGAAGTATTTAAAACTTACAACTTTTGAATAATGAGTGACTTTATATGGGTTGAGAAATATCGACCCAAAACAATTGATGATTGTATTCTTCCTGAGAATATAAAAGGTACGCTTAAGAGTTTTATAGAAAAAGGTGAAGTCCCTAACTTATTACTTTCTGGGCCGCCAGGCATTGGTAAGACTACTGTCGCCAAAGCTTTGTGTAATGAGATGGGTGTTGATGTTTATGTTATAAATGGATCTGATGAAGGTAGATTTTTAGATACAGTTAGAAATCATGCTAAGAACTTTGCATCTACTGTTTCCTTACAGGGTAATGGTAAACCAAAAGTTATTATTATAGATGAAGCTGATAATACTACTTCTGATGTTCAATTACTTTTACGTGCAAATATAGAGACCTATCACAATAATTGTAGATTTATTTTTACATGTAATTATAAGAATAAGATTATAGAACCACTTCATTCTAGGTGTGCTGTGGTTGATTTTTCGATTGGTGGTAAAGAGAAGGTTAGACTTGCTGGTGTATTCTTTAATAGAGTTAAAGAGATATTAGATCTTGAGGGTATTACTTATGATGAGAAGGTTGTTGCTGAAGTTATAAAGAGTTATTTTCCAGATTGGAGAAGAGTATTAAATGAACTTCAGAGATATGCTTCTATAGGTAATATTGATACAGGTATCTTATCTTCGATGTCTGATGTCAATATGAAAGATTTGGCGAAGGATATGAAGGATAAAGATTTTGGTAAGGTTAGGAAATGGGTTGTTGAGAATTTAGATAATGATCCTGCTAGTGTTTTTAGAAAAGTGTATGAGAATATGTACGTTACGTTAGAGCCTGGGTCAGTTCCACAAGCGGTTTTGATCTTTGCTAAATATCAATATCAGGCTGCATTTGCTGTTGACCAAGAGGTCAATACACTTGCTTGTCTTACCGAACTTATGTGTGATTGTAAATTCAAATGAGAACACAAAACAAAGAAAACTATTACTACTTCTTTTGGATAGTTGCTATGGTGGCTTTTATAGTACCACAAGTAGTTACTGCTTTTGCATACCATAGACTTGCAGACCATTTAAATGGTACAATTAAAGTTGAGGTTATTAATAAGGAATGATACTTTCTGAGAAAGATACTTTATATGCAGTTAATAAGATTCATGAGGCTTATGGTGGTATAAGTCGTATTGATGATTATTTTCGCATGAAGAAGGTTGAGCGTTTGAAGGAAATTCCTCCAACGCTTTTTGGATTTTCTCATGAGGATGAATTATTTCAGGATTTTTCTGTTCATCCTAAAGATATGAACTTTAAGATAGTTCAACCAGAACATTCTACGTTTAATACTTTATTGGAGTTGGTTGCTTCTTTTACATATGAAGATGCTCCTGGCAAACAGATGAAGTTGATGATACAGGAGACTACTACAAATAAGGTTGTAGGATTTATTAAATTAGGTTCGCCAATTATTAATTCAAAACCACGTAATCAGTGGCTTGGTAATGTTCCTGATCTTACTATATTCAATAAGAGAGCCATTATGGGTTTTATTATTGTACCTACTCAACCATTTGGATTTAATTATCTCGGTGGTAAGTTACTTTCATTGATATGTTCCTGTCATGAAGTAAGAGAGATGCTAAATAATAAGTATGATACTGAAATGTGCTTATTTGAAACTACTTCATTATATGGTAACATTAAAGGTACTAGCCAGTATGATGGATTAAAACCTTATATCCGTTATAGGGGTGATACAGAATCTAAGTTTCTTTTGACTCTACCAGATTTTATATACCATGATTTACATAAATGGTTTATTCAAAAAAATGATGGTGAACAGTTAATTCGTAAAGGTGCTTCTAGTAGAAAACTTAAGATACAAACTAAGATGATTTCTATTATCAAAAATTCTCTTAAGGAACATCATCCAGTAAAGTATACTGAGTTTGTTGAGTTTATTAAATCTCGTCAAGATGTTACTACTCAGAAAAGATTTTATATGTCCACTTATGGTTTCGAGAATTCTAGAGAAGTTATTTTGGGAAACACAGATACGCTTGTTAAGGCTGAGAACTACGATAGGTTCTCTCTTGATTCGATTGTATCTTGGTGGAGAAAGAAGGCTTCTAAGAGGTACGAAAATCTCAAAGAAGATGGAAGACTCAGATCGAAATTAGAAACTTGGAATATTAATGATATGGACTCTATTGATATAATAAGATGACACTAGCTAAATTCTTCACTGACCAGAAATATGCAAAGACTATTAGGATTTTAGTTTATCCTAATATTACTTTCTCTAAGAATCTTGCAAAGGATAGTTATATTCAAGTGATCACTAATATGATTACTGAGTTGAATAAGATAAGGGATGATTTATTCTTTTACTTAGTCCTACCAGAATTTTTAGAGATGCTGGACTTTCATAATACCAGTCAATATATTATGAAGGTTCCTACATATCCTCCTACAATGAGATCACATTTTGATGTGGAAAAGTTTAGGAAGATGTTTGGTCATGATCTGGATATTGATTTAGTATTCTCTCATCTACCAGAACATACTCATGCTGTAAAGAATGTTATGAGTAATGTAACTCATCATGATCCAGCTTACTTTGGTTATTGTCATTGGTTTGATTTAGATGAAGTAGTTGCTTGGAGTCTTCCTAGTTTTAATCAAAATATATTAGGACTATTGGAGATGGATAGATGTTATTTAAATACACAGAGTCAGAAGAATTTAGTTTTAAATCAAGCTTCTAATGTTTTTAATAAAGAGAATGTTGCAAGATTAGATGATATATTAACTCCTCAACATCTAGGTGTGAAGGAAATAGATATAGTTGAACCTCTTCAGAATACGGATAAGCTAATCGTATTTAATCATAGACCTGATACCTATAAGGACTTTAATAACTTTATGCGTATTCTAGAGGATCTCAGGAAGGTTAGGCAAGACTTTGAAGTATGGATACCGTTGTTGGAAAAATCTACCGAGAGTTGGATTACTACTGAGAAGTTTAATAAACAAAGATATTATAAAAAATTACAAAGATGTAGAGTTGGATTTTCACCCAAGCAAGTTTATGGTGGATGGAGTGTATCTACTACCGATGGTATAATGAATGGGTGTCCATATATTATGTACGATGCTGATTATTACCATGAGTTAAATCCTACAGCAGATTTCTTTAGTACAAATGATACAGCAATTCATTTACTGAATAAATATTTTGACGATGAGGATTATAGAAATAAACAGTCTGTAATATCTCAGAGTTATCTAAAGGAAAATCTTATCTATGAAAATGAGATCCTTAATATGAGTAATTATATTACTGACCTTTTTAATTCTCAGAAGAGAACTAATACAGAAGTAACTAAAAAATTAATTGCTATTATTAAGGAGAGAGGACAAATAACTAAAACAGAATTGTTCTCTGCAAATCTTGGTTGGGGTCGAGGTATTAAGTTTGGGCCTTATAGAAGGGCTCTCTTGTCTAATCCTAACATTTATGATATCATAGATCCAATTCCTTCTTACTGCTGGAAGAATGACTAATGCTATCAACTAATTATAGAAATCAAATAGTAGATATATGTTGTCGCATAATATCTACAGATGGAGAAGTATCCTTAAATGAAAGGATATGGATGACCAAATTATGTGATCATAATGCGTCTGCAAGAGAACTTGCTGGTGCTTTATTGTGTCCTGACTTCATTGAGGATATCCCAACATGACAGAAACAAAAACACCAACTTGGATAGATAAATTAAAATCTCTAGATGGTTTTGATTATGTTATTCTATCAGTTTTATACCTAGAAGAGTTTATTAAAAGATCTCTGATAGGGCTGTATAAAATTTATAATGCAGTAGATACTTGGAACTTCAATAGAAAATTACCAAAGTGATGGACATTAAAAACTGGGAAAAGGAATATCTTTCTATGGATGTTTCCTTAACTGATAGAGAAAAAGAATTACTTAAAGGGGATTCTATAAAATCTCATGAGGGTATGCTCTTTGGACGCATGTATGCTGATTGGAAAAAGAGAAAGTCAAATGAATAAATCTTTTGACGATTCTAATTGGAGAGAAGAATACAAAGCATATACAAGCAACAAGAAACAACTTGAGTTGCTAGAGAATGGGCCTAAAAGTTTATCTCAATCATGGATACTAGGTGCATTGTATAATCAATGGAAAAAAATGAAAGGTTATAAAGAACCTGATCCACCAGATTGTCAATCAAGTTTACAAGAATTTTACGCCAAACAACAACAGTTGGAGGACACTAACTAATGGAAGATCATCAAGTAAATGATTTATGGGAAGATATGGATCGACTCAATTCATTGTATGAAGAGCTATTATGGGATCATGATGATGAGTTGCAATTTTTCATAGAAGGTAATAGAATAGTAATTCGTAACGTTGACCAAGAAGATGGTTGAATTGAAAGAGTGGCTTAATTCTATTAATTCCACTAAGGAAAATCTTATAGATAACTGTACAGCAGAAGAAAAAGATTATCCGCCCTATATTATTAACAAGTGTCTTTCTGGTTTTAAAGATACAATCTTCATTGCCAATGAGATGAATCTTTCATCTCATCTAGGTAATAAACTACAGTATGACTTTTTTATAAATATTGTCAGACCGAGGAAAAGATTCTCGCCTTGGATTAGGAAAGAGAAAATTGAGACCTTAGAGCTCGTCAAACGATACTATGGTTATAGTAATGATAAAGCTAAAAGTGCTCTGAAAATTCTTACTAATGAACAAATTGAATTTATAAAACAACGACTTGATACTGGAGGAAAACGATGAGTGAAGATCAAGAGTATAATTGGTCTCCAGACCAGATGATTGAGGTTACTTTAAAAGAGCCAGATGACTTCCTAAAGGTTAGAGAAACTTTAACTAGAATTGGTGTCGCTTCTCGGAAAGAAAAGAAGATATATCAATCATGTCATATCTTGCATAAGCAAGGAAAGTATTACATAGTTCACTTTAAAGAACTATTTGCCTTAGATGGTAAGAGAGCAAACCTTTTTGTTAACGATGTACAGCGTCGTAATCGTATTGCTCAACTTCTTAGTGACTGGGGTTTGGTGAATGTAGTAACAACTTCTGCTATAGAAGATGCTGCTCCTCTTAGTCAGATCAAGGTATTATCTTATAAAGACAAGTCTGAATGGACTTTAGAGAGTAAGTATAATATTGGTAAGAAGAAAGTTACAGCATAAATAATTAATAAATTTCAGTAATTACTATGTTAATTAAAGTTTTAGCCACTGAGGGTAATCTCTCTAGTACTTCCAATGTTAATAACGCTACTGTGGTAAGGCTTTTTAACGCCCATACTACAAATTTGATTATAACAAGAAAAGATTCTGATGGTAATACTATTGGTAGTTTTACAGCAGATAATGGAAAAGTTGTTTTTCTAGAAAAGAATCCAACAGATACGCTTTCTTCAGGATCAAATGGTGATAAAATTAAGGTTGTTAAGATTGCTTACACTCAAGCATCTTGATTTGAAGATCTAGTTGCATAAATAGTTAAAATGTGTTAATATTAACACAACGTTCAACCTCATAAGAGGTCGCAAGTAAGCCGACTCGGAACGGAATCGTTCATCCCATGTTTCATCTAGCAGTTATCGCAACTACTTTTACTTGTATCGACGCTCAGATTCTTTTAGATAAGATGAATGAGTTTAAGATAGAAGAAGAGACACGAGCTGAGATGATCAGCGTAGTGATAGAAGAAACACCTCATTGCGAGTGGGACGCAAAAGCCGACTGAAGGAACGGGTTTAATCCACCCTACCTTTGGAGAAAGCCAATGGCAAAAGTCACTTATCGTGGTGTCGAGTACGACACTGACGAGTACAACAGAAAGGTGCTCAATGAAGCATCTCAGCAAAGAAACCATGATCTAATGTATCGTGGGATCAGAGTTAGAAGCAAGGCAGTTCCTTGCAGTTGAATCTAAGAAGGGGTCTTACGACCCCTTTTTTATAAATATAATATAAAGATTATGGATAGACAAAATCTTAAAAAACTCTTGGGTGAGTTAAAAACAGTGATGGTAGAAATTGAGTCTGAGATCTATTCGGATCCTGATGCTTATACATCTAAGGTAGGGGCATTACCCGATGGTTGTTATAGTTTAGATGATGATGACGGTTATCCAGACTAGAAGTTAGTGTATTCCACACTGACTTTTTTTAGCGCTTGTGATTAAATAGTTATGTCGCCGAAAGGGACATCAAAACACAAACTCGCTTAAAAAGGAGCTACTATTATGACTAACATACAGAGATACCGTGCTGCCGATTTGCCAGATTTAATGGATCGGATCACAAAACACAGTATAGGGATGGATGATTACTTTACACAGTTTTTCAATTCTCCAACACAGAATTCAAACTATCCACCTTATAATTTAATACATATTAATAATCATGAGTCGAGGCTTGAAGTCGCCCTTGCAGGGTTTAAGAAAGATGAGCTTAAAGTCTTCACGGAGTTTGGAAAACTATATGTGGAAGGCGTCAAAGAAGATAAAGAAACAGATGGAGAGTACCTCCATAAAGGATTGGCCTCAAGGTCTTTCAATAGGGTCTGGACAATCACAGATGATACCGAAATTAGAAGTGTCAGATTCGATGACGGATTACTGGTTGTAGAACTTGGTAAGATTGTTCCTGAACATCACGCTCGTAAAGATTACCTCTAAACTTACTACATAGAACAGGGCTTTGCTTTGTTCTATGATGAGATTTCAAGAAGAGGATTTACAGAGAATGGTTCGTGCTTGTGAACTGTATCAACAATATACAGCTTCTGAGTGGGAAGAATATTCTAAAATTATTGGTAAAATAAAACATTACCTTGAAGAGAATTGGACTGATGCATAATGATTTATGGGCTGGTTATAGATCAGCCGTCTTTGATACATTTCCAGATCTTAAATTTGAAAAACAGCATGAGAGTTGGACTAATAAAAGAGGTGTAAATCTCACTGCTGATTTATATTCTGGTAAATATTTTATCAAATCCAGACATGTAGATATCTGGGATGAAAAATTAAATATCCATAATAATGTGATCTATCCTAAGACAGGGCATAACCTTCCTTGTTTTGGGATGGATCTTATGGGTTTTAATGAGAAGAAAGTTATAATAGTTTTTGACTTCCAACATCCTGTAGAGAATTTTTTATTGAAGGTGCCACCATTACCAAAGACAGAAGAAACTTATCGTTTCTTTGAGAAGGGTAATCATTTCTCTGATAATATATTTGTAAGGTATTGTGATATGGAACATGTCAATACTTACTTACCTACATTCAAATATTATCTATCACTTTATAAAGAGATGATAGATGAGGCAAAACCAACTGGTACTGATACCAGTTTGTATAAAGATTTTGATAGCTATATGATAAGACTAGATCCTATTTCAGGATACCTATCCAGTTGTTTTGGAAAGGAAGAGTCTGAAAAATTAATCAAAGAATTCTTTTTCAGTTATGCAGAATGATCTAGTAGATGGGATAACTACACTGTTATCCTTTACAATGGAAGATATTCCTGATATAGAACCATTAGAGAGTCCCTTTCCAGAAGTTAAGAAAGGTGATTTGTTCATTGAGAACAAGATGTATAAATCTCCTAAACTCAGGAAGATACATTTAGAAGTAGCTAACATTGGTAAATTAAAGATACTTCACTGTGTATTTTTCCCTGACCCCAAATATGATATACCAATATTTGGATGTGATATTGTACAGAATGAAAAGATAGTTACTGCAGCTATTGTTGATATATCTCCTATAACAGGTGCAGAACATGTCTATAAGAAGTTATCTACGATTAGTAATAACTTTATATTTAAAGAGAAACGACCACTACCATTATGGGGTGATGAGATATTTTCTCCGTTCTGTAAGTTTGTGCGGTTAACCGAAGATATAGATATGGCAAATTTTTATTGTGTTGTGTTAGAATATCTTGGTGTATTTTTTGAATCAGTTAGAGATGCTGAGTTAGATTCAGACTGGGTAAAGGAAGTTAGAAGAATGGATGACCAGATATGGTATTGCACACAACAACAAAAAAATGATAAAACTCGTGGTATACTAGAAAATGTATTTGACAAACAGTGGGCTGAAAATTATATAGCTACTGTACTATTCGATAAACCAACATGCAAGACACAAACTGGACAGCACAAATCTTATTAGAATCTAATAGATTAGTTAAAGTTGAGTTTACTGTATGCAAATCGAATTTAAGAGAGGATGCAATGCAAAGATGTAAAGCTCTTTATGGTGTATCTGATGTAAGACAATTAACAAGGGTATGGTAAATTATGTGGTATGTTATAGGATGGACAATAGTTACACTATGGTTACTATCAAAACTAGGAGTTTTTAAAAAATGACTTTTCTAATAGCAATTATGTCATTTGCGAATTTTGTATTTTATCCTCTAGTGATAGGTACGATAATTGCAGTGATAATAGAACAGATCTTTAGGGCAACAGGTAATGAAGATGACCCTAAGGCAGTAAGGAATGTATTCCTTTCTATGGGTATAAGGAAATACCTTTGGAGACAAGCATGGTTATTTAATATTATATGGTTCGTGGGATATTTTATATTACTAGTA